TTGTTTCCTCTTTTTCTTCTGTAATAATTTCTGTGGGTTGAATCTCCTTTTTTTCAAGGATTGTTTCGTCTGCCATATTACCTCCGATTTAACCGCTCTCGCGTGTAAGGTCTTAAGTGACCCGCTCTCGGTTTTAAACCGTCTGTCCTTGACGGAATGCGAGTAAATAAAAAGAACGCTTCTGTACCCTCGCAAGTACGTAAGCGTTCGTGACGTCTTAGTTCTGATAGACTTTCTTTATGATTTCTTCTTTTGTCAAAGGCCCTATATCGATTTCAAGCTCCTTCGCCCGACTCTTTAATTCGCCCGGTTTAACGGATTTTAAATCTATTGCGATGTCGATTGTTTCTTTATCTGTGGCTAATAATACCACGGGGGAATCTTTCAGCTTGCAAACCTTTTTCAGGTTTCCGCCGTACCACCGTTCCATTTTCAATTCACTTGGAGTATACATCTTTTCAATTTTAGCGGTTGCAAGCGGATATTTTTCATTTGCGTTTCTATGGTTAATAAAAATTAAATTGCTTAACTCAAGCATTTTCCAACCTCCCGAAGTCAGGCAAGATTAACGATGCCCGGCTTCTGTAATTCAATACTTCTTTTGCCGTTGCTCCGGTGGTGTCTATATCATAGCCGCTGGCTAAATAAGTGGAGTATGTAATCGGGCTTTTCGTTTGGGTTCCGCACTTTCGGCAAATCCCGATAGCCGCGCCGGTCAAAGAATCCCTTCCCCAATACGCCAACCCTTCGCACGATCCGCAGACGGGAAGCTTGGTTAAAGGGAATCGGTTTTCAATCACCGTCATGTTTTTGACTTCCTCATTATTCATGACGTGATTCAAATGTTTTGAACCGTCAAAAATCACCTTGATTAACCGATTGTGTTCTTTCGTATTCATGGCCCCACGCTCCCATTACCCCTTAAAGGATTTTGAAGCGGGCTTGTCCCTCTGGCCAAGGTCGCGGATGCATCCTGAAAGTCAATTGGTGATTTTTGATTCATGGATTTCATTTGGTTTGGGTCTTGCATCATGATGTTTTGGAGCTCCTTGTCGTCTTTTAACGGAATCCCCAAATATTCATTAATGAACTTTCTGAACTCCTCCCATGAAATCGCGGGTTTTGGCTGACTGTTTTCGTCAATCAATGTTAGCGAAGAGAGGTTCTGAATCATCTGCCACATGAAAGTCTTATTCTTCGGAAGACCGGCGCCGATGGAAATTTCAATGTCAAAATCGGCGGACTTGGTCATGGGCTTTCCGTTTTCGTTCATGATCTCCCATTGCGGGGTTTCCGCTTTGGGGTTCGTCTTTTTGAATTCCGACACATAAGCTGATGAAGCCGGTTTCATTGCGGGAACGCTTGCAAGGTTTCTCATGTCGATAAACATGTAATCGTCGGTCTTTTCGCTGATCCTGAACGCCTTGCCTTCGGTATAGTTTTCCATGCAAAGCCCTAAAGCGTATTTACTTACGTCAACTAAGGTTTCCTGAAGCATTAATTTTTTATGGTCTGTCGCGGAATTCCCCTGTTGTTGTTGAATGGCCGACTCTGTGGCTGATTGAGACTTTACCGACTGTCCCATCATCAAGGCTGAGAACCTTGTCACTCTTTGGATTTCGGTATGAATCGAAGAAAGAAGCTGCCACCATGCGGCATTGATTCTGCCCCACTCGATTGCTTTTACAGGTTCGTTACTTGCGGCCCCGTTGAAGGGTCTCGGTTCTATTGAGTTGTCGTCAAACCCGTCAAGATCGACCTCTGACTCCGTGTCGAATAATAAAAGGTTCGGTCTGGCGCAGATCCTTATTTTGTCGTAAAGATTATTAATCATGTCCTGGAGAGGGAGAATAAGCTTCCCGTCCCCAAACCCGTATAAAGAACCTTCCACAGGATACATGGAGGTTATGAAATACGGGTATCTGTCGTCGACGTATTTATGGTAGCTTTTGATAGATACTTTGGAATCCTTTTGATTGGTTTTTCTGTCGCCTTCTTTATGACTGTCAAACAATAAAACACCGTCTCCGGTTAATTCAATGCGGCGCAACTTTCCTTTTTGCCTTGACCAGTGAAGAATCAAGCAAGCCGAATCCTCGTCGTCAATTGTTTCGTCTTCTTTGAATACGGTGGTATCAGCGATTTCAATGTTTCCAAAGTCGATTGCATCAGCCTTTTCGCCGTAGGTGTCAATGAACCATTGTTTCGACATCCTTATTGGTTCGGCTATGAAATCGGCTTCCTGATATCTTAGAGGGTCTTTTATTTTTCCGTCTATAAAAACCCTGTTTAAAGGAGGAACGGTGATTTTTGCCATTCCAAACCCCTTTAAAGCGGTTGAATCCCAATCAACGCGGAATATTCCCGTACCAAATTTTAGTCTTCTTCTTTCATGGACGTCCAACAGTCTTTTAACGTGATTCTGTCTCATTGTCCAGTCAAGAACAATCCTTGCCCACTCGGCGTATTTGTCGTCGCTCGGCCCTTCGCCCCTGGTGGTGATCTGAAGATTCTGCTCAACCAAAGAGGATACTTGACCTTCGATGTTGGCGTTTAAAATATTAACCCGGCTGTTCGGCATGTTCGGAAGTTCAGGCTGATCGTTGTTATATGCTTCGTCGATTTCAGACCATTCCGCATAAACCTCGCTTAAGTTCCCCCGGTTGTTGGAAAGTTTTGTGAGAATATCGTCAACCGTCTTTATGTCGTCATCGGACATGACGTTTCTGCGCTTTGAGTCCTTTTGTTCTTTGGTTATTTTCATTTAACCACCCCGCATAAAAAAATAGACGCCATTTTAATTCATGGCGTCTATGCGCTCTAAGTGCTTGTTATCATATTGTAGGTTTTACATCGGCTGCATTTGATTTCTATTGCCGGCTTCGTTAGTTTATTTATTTTTGACGACGGGGCTATGTTCATATCGTCAAACATCACTTCACCGAAAAACTTTCCGCAACCAACGCATTGAAGCGGCTTACTCTCTTTTTTTCCCACCGTAAAGCCCCTCCGCGTTTCTGTACTTGTCGTACTTGTCTACCTTATTTTTAACATAGATTATTCCGAGGTTCTGCAAGAGATTGAATACTCCTAAGCAAAGGGCGACAACAGAAATGATTAATGATAAAGTTTCCATGGTTTACCTCCCGATTAATGTTTCTTCTAGCAATTCGTTCATTTTATCTAGTGCTAGTTCCAGTCGCGAAGCGTATACATTATAAAACCCAACCGGTGTTGTGGGGTATAAATGAACCTCATACAGTGAATTATTTTTTACACACTCATCGTAATCAACGCATGAATCTTTGATATCGGGCGATAAATCTTTAATTTTTTCATACATCGTTTCATGCTCATTAAAGGTTATGCTCCAAGTAAGCACACTTAACTTCTTGCAAAGTTCCAAAAACCTTTCCATACGTGTTACCTCCCGATTAATGCTTCCGCAATTTCCCAATCATCCATTGTGTCGATATCGATGCTTCTTGATAAAGGCATCTCATATTCAATCACGGAACTATCCCATAACTTTCCTTGTTTGATTAATTCAACAGGAATTATGAAAATCGCCCCGTTCCTCTGAAAGTGTTTCTCTTGAGTCTTGTCATAAACCCTGTCTTTGGTCTTTATCCCCATGTAATAGCCTGAATAAAGCGGTCTGCCGTCATAAAGAGATAAGCAGTTGTTTATATCCTCCGAAGTCCTTAAAGGGCTTGTGGGCTGTAACAGCATGATTGCTTCGATGGGCTTTTTGTAATTGTTAAGAACATGCTGCAAAACCGGAATCATCGGGGTGTCGTCCTGAGCTAACTCTGGTGGTCTTATAACGATCTTGTTCTGATACATCATTTTTATGAGCGTGTCGTTTGTGCTGATTACCCAATCGTCTAAGTAGCTTTGGTCGGCGGCTTCTGTTGTGTGAAAAATCAGAGGAAGTCCCGCAAGCAGTTTTGTATTTTTGTGCGGAATACCTTTGCTGCCCGCTCTGGCTGGAATTACGCCTAGAATCATATGACCTCCTCTAATACCTTTCTTATTTTTTCTGAAGCGTGTCCGTCGCCAAATCTTAAGTCTTGCTCGTATCTCCCGTGTTTTAACTGCAAATAAATCATCTTAAGAATCATGTCTTTACTCATGGGGGAATGGACGACGTTTGCGCCCGTTTCTCTTCCCATTTGCCGGTTGCCGACGAGGACGGAAGGAATCCCAAGAAAGGCTCCTTCCTTGATCATGCTTGAGGTATTTCCTATGAGAACACGGCATTTTCTAATCAGACTTATGTATTGGTCTGGCGGTAAGTCTTTTTGAAATTGCACGTCCGGAAGTTGATGGATCTTTTTGAGCATTGCTTTGCTTCCCGCGTCCACGTTCGGGTTAACCCATACTTTCGGCATGTCAAGAGATTCCACGGCTTCGATTAAAGGGGTGATGTCTTCGGGGTCGGCCGTGTTCGGATGATGAAGAATCACGGCGTAGTCGTCCATGAACTGTGAATATTGAAGCCCGTCAAGAGCGGTAGAACCGACAATATGTGCTACTTTATATGGCCCGACACCGTATGCCGATTTCTTGGTTACAACAAACTCTATGTCTGATAATGCCGTTATTGAGTTTCGTACTTTATCGTCAATAGTCCCCGTTTTTTCCCCGCCCTCTGTATGGGCTAAAGGGATATTCATGTATGATGCCGCCATAGCCGCGCCCAAACACTCGTATCTGTCGCCGTGGATAACCATAACAGCTGGTTTCAATTGGTTGAGAAACGGCGCTATCTGTGATGCTAAAAGTCCGGTAGTAACTGCCATGCTCATGCAGTCGTTGTTTTCAATCAGGTTGGGTAAAATTATATGAGGATAGGGAATGTCCAGTTTGTAACCGGAAGCTCCGATGATTATAAAGACTTCATGGGCTTTGAACATTTCGGCAACGACAGATTTGAGCCGTCCCCAGTTCGCCCTTGATCCGATAAAGAAACATACTTTCATACCCTTTTCCTCAATATCTGCCTGTAGGCTTCTTTAGCGCCCCTTAATTCCGCGTCCATGATCTGCATTTGATTCAATATATTTTGGGCTTTTTGCCCTTCCGAGTGAACCTGCTTTTCGCGGTTTTTCAGTTCGTCGATTTGTTTCTTAACCCAAACATACCTTTCATTGTCCTGTTCAAAGGCGTACAATTTTGAGCACTTCAGAAGGTCGCTTGTTTCAGGTACAAAGACTTTGGCGTATTTTTCAGCCACGCCAAGCATATACTCGCAGGAGGGCTTTTGGAAACCGTACTCATTGTTGCCGTTTACATCCTTATCAACAGCCATATCTACGCCGTAGACGTGGATTTCCTCAAATCCTTCTTTAACGGCAAATGCGATCATCCAGGAAATTGAGTTGGTGAAATACCGATACCCGATATGACCTTTTTCTTTCAGCCAGTCGACGATCTCCATAAACGGGAAAGGAATTCCGTTCGGCATAAAATCGTATTTTTGGAGAGTGTAAAGCGGGATATTTAATTTCTGAAGGAATTCAATATGTTTCGGGTCGCTCTTGGGAGGACGTTCCAGAGAATGGATTTCAAACCAGCGATCAACCCTTGCTTTTGGTTCCTTTTCTGCTAGTTTATAGAACTCGTTTAATGTCCAGACCTCGGCGTCGGGATCCTCCCACGGGGTCAGATTCCAGCTCGGCGCAAAGCCTACGATAAAACATTTCTTTTTCATTAGCCCCTCCATCTGATCTTGTATTCTTCGCATTTTTCAAGGTATTTTTGGTGATTAACCAGCTTTTCAATTTCGTCCGGCGTTGATGAAATAGATTGGTCATTTCCTTTTAGATTTCTGCACAAAGTGAAATGACGCTCTATGATTTGAGCGCCGTTTTCTAAGGCTTTCATTGAGGCTCGAATATCGGGCGTGTGGTCAGAAAATCCATCGAAGTATTGCATTTTGTCAAAGTCAACGTCTTCAAACCTCGTAGGATATTTACTGATACAATAAAGAAGCTTGGCGTTCTTGCCGGCAAATCTTCTCAAGTCCCCGATTTCTTTGTCGGAGTGCATCCCTGTACTTATAATGACGGTTTCAAACTTGTCCAGGCATGTTCTGATCAAGTTCCAATTATTCGCGTCAGGAGAGGCGATCTTGACTATTCTTTGAAACTCGGACATCCACTCGGCGGTTTCAGTGTCGAACACCGTGAACAGCGCTTTATTTGTGCGGTGGGCGATGTCCCAAATGGTTTCTGGCGATAGCTCAAGTGATTCATAATAGTGATATTTTTCACTCCATGACGGATGAAGCGTTTTTATCCGGTAGGCTTGAAATTTTATGTATGTTCTAAGAGATTCAGATATATCGATCATGGAGTTTATGAGTTCTATTTTTCCTTCGTGGTTTCCGCAGGCATCCAAACAAATCATTTAAACCACTCCCTCATCTTTTGAGCGATATAGATGTCGGTGGCTTCTCTCGCTTCCAAACAGTTTCCTCCGATGTGGTCGGTTAAAATTACTTTATCGCCGTATTTTGACATGAATTTTAACCTTCCGCTTTCATGATTATGGTAAAAATCGTCTGCGTATCCTCCGAGAGTTCCGCTTTCAAGCGCGTCCATTAACGCGGGTTCATTTACAATCTCCGCCCGGCTTGTGTTAACCAATAAAGCCCCCGGCTTCATCATTGCAAATTCGTTTTTGCTGATCATACCGCGGGTTTCGGAATTTAGAGGAACATGGAGGGTGATGATGTCGGATTGCTTTATCAGTTTTTCAAAATCGTATGCATCTCTGTTTTTGTTGTAGATTCTTCCAACCATTTTGAAAGCCTTGGCATATTTGTATACCATCCACCCAATTCGCCCAATTCCGATTACCCCAATGATTTTTTTTCTCAGTTGCATCCGGTTCATTTTTGCTAATTGCAGAATTAAGGACCATGTGTGTTCGGCGGTAGAAGTTACGAGTTCGCCCTCGTTTTGTTTCCATTCGTCGTCAAGATAAATGACATTTGGGGCTTCGATGTGATCTATCCCGGTGCAGGGGCAGAAAACAGGTATATTAGTTTTAATCGGTGTTAGTTGAGTATAAATAATGTCGCCGGGAATGGCGCGTGTTATGACGAAAGGCTTGGACTGATCAAATACATTTTGGCATTCCGCGAATTCCTCCATCATTTTTCTTGCTTTGGGGTGGGGTTCGTCGAGTAATAGAATTTTTGGCATCTTAGCGCTCTCCTTTCATTTTCCGATCAGTCTAATAAAACCGTTTTTCGCTAAACGGTTGATCTCGTGGTCTTTGTAGCCTTTCATTTTTAGTTCGTTCCGGTGATAAGTTCCTCTGATGACGGTTTTTTCCTGAACCGTCCCGGTTTTTTGCTGCCCTCTTATTTGATTTCCGATCATATCTGAAAACAAAACGTCGTCATGCTTGCCCGATAAAGCGTCCGGTCTCATACTGATGTCGTAAACAAATGTTAAACACTCCATTAAAAACGGAATGTCAAAGAATAGTTCAATGTTGTCCCTTAAAAGGACGATTTCATTGGAAATTATTAAAGTTCGGGTGTTTCCGTCCGTCCTCCAACCCCATTTTTCCTGTAAATTTCGTTGTTTGCTGTCAAAAACTTGTCTTGTATACTGTTTTTTGTATCTTAACCTTTGGAGTTCCTTCATCGGGTAAAGGTCGAAGTTGATCTCCACCCCTATTAAGGCGTAGTTGTACCACATTCCCACGCAATATAATTGGTGGGTATATGTGTCAGGTCCGATATTGGCCTGTAAGGTCGCGCACCTTATCCCGGTTTCGTTTTCAATGACCGTAAAAGTGAAGAAGTCCGAACCTTCGCCTTTCGTATCTCCTCCGATGACGTAATGACAGCCGGGTTTTGGTAAATGATAGACTCTTATGTATCCTTTCCCTTTTAGAAATTTGATAGAAGGATCCTTAATGAAGTCTTTTGACTCAGGGTCGTTCCACTCGAACGTCATAACCCCCTCAGTCGGTTTAATATTCTTTCTGAGCCATTCGATTCTTCTTTTAATAATCTCATTGTCGAACACCGCTGACCCGGACATCAAAAAAGCTTCTTCAGGAGTAGAGGGGTTCTCCTGTTTCATCATGTTAAGGTCGCCGTTGCACTTGTTTTTTAAAGTATGCCTCCACCACCTGATTCTTTCTAAAGGTAATTTTAAGTCGTTGTAAAGCCAATTTTCGTAATCTGAGAAAGTATAAATAAAAGTTTCCTTTTCGTCTTCCGAAAGTTCCATTTGATATTCTTCATGGACAAACCAAGAAAAAAATAAAGGAATAAACGCGGTTTTACCTGAAACTGAGTCATCCCATAAATCTTTGAAGTCGTTAAATCCGTTTGCGGTGGATTCTATTACAACTTCGGTGTCGAGGTCGTCCGGTACGGCCTGAAGGATGCCGTTTAACTGTTTAATCGGGGACTTATCGTCTCTCCCTTCCCAAAAGGCGAATTCGGACGCGTGGACGTAGTGAATCGTATTTGAACGCCCGACGCCTCCGCTGCCTGCGGTTTGAATCTGAATTCGTGAGTTTAACCCTTTCCCTTTTCCCGAATAGCTGGAAGGAAGGTCGAAAACCAATTCAGTCGCGTTTGAAGCTTTCCTGTAAGGTTTGGCATCGTTGGGAAGATGGTCAAACATAAACTTGGATTTTTCAAATATGTCTCCTGTGGAGTCGTTTCTATGTGCGACAACTAAAGCGTTTCTATTGGGCTTTGTTGTGGTATTGAATAACATTCTTCCCTGTTCGTTGGTAGTAACCCCTTCCTGGCGGGCTTTTAAAATCAACAGCCTTACAAGGATTCCCTGGGATCTCAATTCGTCGATTTTTGAGTTGATCTGCTTTTGAATCGAATTATGAGAAAAGGAAACGAGGTCGCCTTTTTTGTTGACGATTTTTATATTTCTTTGAGAGAAAAATTCATAATTTTCAAGGGAGTAAAGAAGTTCAAGCTTATTCAATTGATCTTCGGGCTTTTTCATTTCTTACCCTTCTTTGATCCGGTCTTTCTTAACGTAAGCATCTGCGCGTTCGCCGTACTCGTGCCGTTGATTAATGGCGTGCCACAGGTTGGGTAGGTATCAAGCATTGACTTCACTCACCTTTCTAGAAACCTTTCTAGAAACCTTACCCGTTAATTCCGATATTGCCGTTTCGTTTGGTTGCCAATAACTTAAATTTCGCTTGTGGTAAAACCCATTTACCTCGTCAACATAAAACTTCCGTTTCAATAGCCCGCGATAAGCATATTTGCGTTTATCATCAGACCATTCAACATGCAGTTCTTCGTTGAGCTTAAGATTGTCTGCAAAAGTGCATATATACTCAAGCGCCTTTCTGAGCCCTTCAAGGCCACATTTGCCGGTCGTCTTGTTGTTGAGTTTCCTATACCCTTTCTTAAGGCTGGTATACCACTCATTAGCAATTCTTGGGCTACCACTTATACATAATCCAACCGTCCATACGTGAATACTGTTACAATGTTTTGCCTTTTCAAAATATAAATTAAGCCACTGCCCGTTTGACAATGGCTCATGTATGCGGTATTCGTGTTTACGCTTTGTACAGTTTTTCATACCTGTTCTACTGCGCTTTGCAGGCACTCTGCTTTTGCCATCACACTACACATTTTAGGTATCTGTATGGCTATCCAGTCTATCAGCGTCTCGTCCCTGCCCCATTCGCTATTGCAGTCAAGACCGGATTCAAACATGAAAGCGTGGGTTATCTCGTGCCGCATAGTCTTATTAACATAAAGCGTATCAATACCCTCTACGTTCATGATGTCATGGTCAAATTCGGCTTTGATAATAATTTTTTTGGTTTGCGTTTCTGTATAACCGTCGTAGTTTTTAAGTTTTGGGTAGTCCGCTTCTCTGCCTCGAACTAATTCGTATTCGGTGCCTAAAACATTAATATTCATTGTTTTTTCTCCCTGTTTTGCATGTCGATTTTAAAATCATGCACATTTTTGGTATCGGACCGGTGGGCGAAGGTCATTTCTTGCAAGTTTGTAAATTTAAAATTGCATATTTGGGTACTGAACTGGAAAAGAGGACCCGGTTTGGAGGTATCCACCCCCTAAATTAGCGTTGGATGGGAGAAGAGGTACTACTCTCTGAGATCGTTTGACTCCTCTTGCCGAGACAGTATCCACCCCATAGGTAACACATTACATTAGACAAAACATTTCCTTTGTACAATGTCTCGTATTGGCTGTAACGCTGTCACCGTGCTGATCTTGGCGATATGCCCATATAGCACATTGAACAAAAGCAAGACAAAACACTACATCTAGTGGTCAAGGGTCTTGCTCAATGACTCGGTAAGACGCCGCGATTACCGCCCTCTCAGGGGACTTGAATTGGTATTTGGAGCGGAAGTGATCCAAGTACTTGAGGTATAGGTCGTCCTCGCTCTGACCGGTGATCTGGGCTGTTTTGCGGGCTTCCAGGCGTGCCATGTCCTCGATCATCATCGGTGGGGATTGGCTGTCTAGCTGAGCCATACTGTGGACGATCTCTTGACGCTCAGCCATGCCGTGGTGGACTGATAAAACAAGAGACGACATGCGCTCGTTGTAAACGCCAGACATGGCTCCCTCAGCCGTTTCACATTCACAGAGTTGGCGGGCGCGGGCGAGAACCGCAGAATACTTGTTTACCTCATCATCATAAACACCCTCTATATAAGGCACGGCAGTTGTCCTGTCTAACCCCACCTGTAACAGCAACCGTGTCCAGTATGCAGGTTGCTTAATGATCTGTACTCTGCCCTTATTATCGACTATCTCTCTTGCGGTGGTCTCTAGGCGTGCGAAATACCCGTCTATGTCCTGCTGTAATTGGTCTGCGCTGGTATATACTCTCGGCCTGCCGCCTCCCTCTCCCTGTGACATCTATCTCACCCCGTACTTATCTCTTATAACTGCCTGGTATGGCTTATCCAGCCTGCGTATGCGCTGCATTGCCTTGACTCTCTCTGCCTCTAGCTGTGCTTGCGTCTTATAATAGCTGCAATGCTTGCCTTGGCACTCACCCATATTAATCTTGAGTATTGCACACTCTCTTGGCCCTGCCGCAAAACATTGCATACGATCACCTGTTATCATACTTATCTGGATTATTAATAGTTGGATTGCCTGCGGATCTTAGGGGTACGTTGTACCTTAATAGCCGATTGCGGGCTGTACCGTATGAACATAGTAGCGCATCTGCTATCCCATTGATCCCTATGCCCCGCTCCAAGTATAACTCCCTGAATAACTCGGCGCCCATCAACACACCTGTTGACCCGTCAGGCCGGAGCATCAACATGCCTGTGATTACCTCGCCCCGGTTGGCCGCTGATTGCTGGATGTGCCTGCATACAGTCGATATGTCGCAATCGTACAGATCCGCTATATCTTTTTGTCCCCACCGCCGGCGGCGATGGAGGATATACATTACATCGCTTACTGATCGCATGTCATCACTCGCTTGTCTGGCATGTTGTATCACCTACCAACTTAAAAATCCTGCGCTGCTAAAGCGTATACCGTGTTTATTGCCTATGTACAAAAACCATTCCCCGCATTCAGTAAACAGCCTTACGCGTTTCGTTATTATAAATTGTCTTTCTTTCCTTATGCTTCCCATTGATTACCCTCCTCTCTTTTTGGCCACGCATAATATCCTGCCGTCTTTACGGACTCTCAGAGACATATCATCTCTCCGATCTAAAACAGTAAGAGCCCCCAGCCGTAGCCAGGAGCTCCCAAAGGAGGAAAACAAATAAAAAGAAGACCTCCGAGCAGCCTAATGCGCGGAAGTCTTGATTGCGTGTATGTATATTTCTACTAACACTATTTTAGCACAGACAATCCGGTCAAAGACGGTCATCTTTATTTTCGTCACTTTGCACAAATTCTGACTCAAAACTTTGGTGATACTACCATTGTATC